CGTTACCATTGGTATCTAAAACAAAATCAACACTTACAAATACGTGATCACTATCAATGCTAAGCTCCCCGCTTTGCCCTTTCTCAATTTCTTGAGTGCGAGCTAAAAAACGAGACTCATAACAAAACTTTTGATAGGCGCGACCTAGTTGGTCCTTTGCCATTTGATCAAGAACGCCCCCGCAGCGCTCACGAACTAACGGGATCAAGCTAGATAGTTGCGCCATTAGTTACTCTCCGCCGTTTTCAGTGTCAGTTAGTGCACGTACTGCGTCACGTACTCTTAGCTTGTAAGCAGGTAACGGCTTTTTAGCGCCTTCAATAACCAGATCGTGCGCAACAACAAAGGTATCAAGCTGTGAAGAACTGTATTTGCCCAGGTCGATAGTTTCGCCGCCAATTTCAACGGTAAGGTCCGCATCTTTAATGGCCTTCTGCTTAGCTTCTTCCTCGGCTAAACGCTTTTGCTGTTCCGCTTCTTGCTCTGCTTCTAGTCGTTCGATAACGTCTTTAAGCTCAGACTCAAGCACCCACACTTTTGGGTAACTTAAAAAGCGTTGCAGTAAATCGTTATCTACGGGTACCGGCTCTAGCTGTTTAAATACTAAGCGCGTACCGCATACGGTGTCTTTTTTAAATGGCTTACTGCCGATGTAGACAATATTAGTTTTGGTAGTCATGGTCATTCCCAATAAAAAAGCCCCGCAAACGCAGGGCTAGATTTAAACGTGTATCGAAAAAGGCTTAGTAACCTTTGTAGCGGTACTCAATTTGCAGTACCACTTCGCCGGTAGCTGCGCCAGTACCGGTATTCTTGACCACTAAGTCGCTAGGACCTTCATCGCCAATGTAGTGCGGCTTAACGTAAGTAACGCCATCGCCCGCTGCTACTGTTGAGAACGCAGCTAAATCGGTTGAGTCGCCATTGCGATTAACCACTTGTGCTGTCACTTCCGTATTAGCACCAAGCGCGTCATTAATAATGCGAACACCAGTAATTTGCGTGCCAATAGGTAGGTTTGCAGACGCAACCGCCACGCCACTTACTGCTAAAGCTGATAATGCCAGGGTAGCGCTGTGCATTGATAAATTGCCCGCAGCGCCTTTGTAAAATGTTTCTTTCATGGTGTCATTCCAATTAGTTAACGAATAAAAGGCGACCTAAGCCGCCAGCTAAATTAAAGCGTAACGGCGGTATCAAGGACCATAGTGCCGTAATCGTTTACGCGGCCTGTCTTATCAGAGAAGCGTACTTTCTTACAGCCATTCATCCATACGATTGCTGTTTCATTGGCGTTGCCATGGTCGGTTTTCTCAGTAGTCATAGAGAAGTGCGAGCCTGAATCAGACTTACCGTATGCGTTAGCAAGTGCCTGGCCACCTAATAAGATAGCGCGGTCAATGTCTACGCCTGCAGTAACCTGTTTGGTCGTTGCAAGTCTGTCATTGTTAGACACTGTAACCGTATCGCCTGCATAGAAGCGTACTGGCTTACGATTTTGACGAACAAGAATGTTGCGCCACATGATTACATCGCCTTTGAATACCGGGTGATTAAAGCCGGTACCACGTTTAATAGCGCGTGATTGTAGCTCTTGTAACTTTTTATCAGTCGCAGAAGCCCATAGGTCACGCCATTGACGCGGAGTAACGAACAGCAAGAAGAACGGTGACTCATTCGCCATCTGATCGGCTTCAAACGTGATGTGCTTCATCGGGTTTGATTGCTCTTCAAGAATAAGCGCTAAATCATCTAGCTTTTCTAGCGTCATAATATCCGCAGCATCAATGCTTTCAAGGCTAGTCGCATCACCACCAAAGATATGACGGTCATATGTAGGTGCCAACACTTCGTTAACCATGATTTCTTTAAACTCTTCATGGCTTTCAAGTGGGATAATAATATCTTCCGGAGCAAATGAACCGCGCGCACCCGCCAGGTGGTACATAGCCACTTCGTCTTTAAGGTCGTTGTAGTAGTTACCTAACAGCGTTTTAGCTGTTGTAAGCAAGTTATGCTTAGTACGTTTTTGTGACATTTTGCCACCGCTATCAACCATCTTACGGCCTTGGTCAATACGCAATTCAAATACTGTCTTGCTTAAGCTCTCGCCTCGGCCTTCTAGTTTTTTATCGCCCATTGTTGGCAAACCGCCTAGATTATGGAACAAGTCCATTTCTACCGCGTCGCCTGCTTGGCTTTGTAAGTCGTTGATCATAACAATAGGTGCGCCCTTTTCAGTTTGCTTTTTGTTATGTGCCGTGTCTGCTTTTGCTGCTTGTGGAGCTGCGCCGGTTAACATATTCACAAACGTATTTTGACGACGAGTGTGGGTGAACAGGGCAGCGCCAAACGCCTTAGCCGCTTGCGCTTTAGTAATTGTGCTCATTTTAATTTCCTAGAGAAAATCTGACGCGCTCTCAAGCATCGCTTCAATTTGCGCCTCGGTCATACTTGCCATTTGATCCGTGATAGTACCGGCATCTTTATCTAGTAAGTTTGCGTTAGCGCTTGAGTCGTTGGCTTGCGAGCCTAAATCAGTTGGGGTATTTGGAATAGGTGCAGACGTTCCGTTGTTGCTTGGCTTAGGCTTATGCTGTTCGCCAAACGCGTTCTGAACACGCTTTTCAACTTCTTTAAAACGTTCTGCTACTGGTTTGTTTGCAAACAATGGGTCTTTTGCGAGCTTGTCATCAATAACCTTTGCCATATCCCACTTATCAACGTCACTTTCCATCCACTGCTTTAAATGCTGTGAACTAGAAAACGCGGTTTGCACTTCATTTTGTGAAGCGGGTTGCTGTGGTTCTGGCTGGCTCTTGCTGCCGTATTGCTGAATTTGGTTAGCAAGTTCACTAACTAATTCACCTAGCTCTGGGTATTCTTCCTTTATGCGTTCCATTAGCTCAGGATCTTTAAGCATTTCGCCTGGCAGTTTGCGCGGGTCCATTCCAGCCTCTTTTAACTGACTGCTGTGTAACTCTGCTACACGCTTTGTTTCTGCAAACTGACCTTCAAGTTCCGCCTTTTCTGTGGTTAGTCGCTCACGCTCTGCTTCGGCTGCTGTTGCTCGCTCTCGCGTTTGCACAAGTACGTCATACGGTAAACTGTGCTGACCGTTTTTGCTGCTTACCTCCGTTGCTTTTACGTAATACTCACCATCAATTTCAACGTAACCCGCTGGCGCTTCACCTTCTTTGGTTGACGACTCCCCTTCTACGTCTGTTTTAGCTGGTGTTTCGCTTGTTTCCTGCTTTGACTCTGCCGCTGGCGCTTCTTCTTTGGTTTCTACTGCAGGCTCTTTTTCGCCATCTTCGTCACCAAATAGTGTCTCACCCTCAATATCAAGACCAGCTAGTGCTGCCTCGATTTCTTCGTAAGTGCCATTTGCTAATATCTCGTCTAGTTCGTCCACTTTATTGCCCCATTGACCATTTAACGTATGGCTACGAAAATTAAAATTTAGGCGTATCGCTGCCCCTGCGAGTTTGTGCATCGCACAAAAAAGCCGCCTTGCGTTAACAAAGCGGCTTCATTTCTGCGTAGTACGTGTTTTTTATCTAGCCTGCGTGGATAGCTTGCTTAACGATAGCGCTAAAAATATAGTCCTTGGCTTGCTGCTCTACGGGTAGGTGATGAAACGGTATCATGCAAGGATGCTGCTTTTTGTTGGCGTCTTTCACCTTGCCATACTTCCAGCCAGCAACTACTTTTTCAGCCATCCAGCTTTCGTGTGAAGCGCTTGCTGGTGCGTCAGGGTTTAAAGTGTGGAACGCAACGCCTTTAATAGCAGAGTCAACTTGCCATTGTGGAGCCATTTCCCAGCTCGGTTGATCTTCACGTAATGCGGCGCAGTAAGCGCGGTTAACTTCATGACACATTTTAGCAATGGCTTTAACTTGGCCCATATGCTCTTGCGGTATGTCAAGCTCGTTATCGCCACCAACATCAGCAAATTCAATCTTGTTATAGCCTTCTTCAAACACTTGCTTAGGGCTTATTGATACGTAGTCATTTTCATACAGCACAATGTAATCGCCGGCTATCGGTGTGTAGCGCGCTGTTAATGTCTGGCTAGCAATGTAAGGCAGATCAATGTCAGTTCCAGGTATGCCAATAATCAAAGACAAGTTATGCTGCTCATCCATTGATTTTACTTCTTTAATCTCAGCCGCTTGAACCACTTTAAAGCACTGGTACTCGGCCATTACTTCGCGTATGTGGACTGTTTCGCTATCATTGCCACAAAGCACTATGTTAATAACTTCTTTTGTTTCGCTCATTGCTACACCTGTATTGCGTCTAGTTGTTGTTGAATGTTCGCTTGTACGTTTGATTTCATGGCTGCTATTTCAGCGTTACTACGTCGCACTTCACTTAAAATCTTTTCAGTTTCAGCTATCAACTTGTCGTCTTTAACTTCTTCTGTTTCAGTTTTCTTCTGTAACTCAAGTATTTTGACTTTTAGCTGCTCGCGCTCAAGTGTCAGCTTTTCCATATTGCCTTGTATCTCTTGCATTTGTAGCTCTTCCATCGCCTTTGCTTTTTCAGCCTGGGCTTGAGCCTGTGCAAGTTCTTCTTCGCTCATATCTTCTTGCGGCTTAGGAATGTTTAACGCCTGGCGTAGTGTTGCCAAAAATTCTTCTTTATTAGGTAGGTCCATCAATTCAACAAACATAGGCATTGTTGCTGCTTGTGCTTCTGGCGGTATCTGGCTCATTACATTGCTTAGGAGCGTTGCTTGCTGCTGTCGATACGTTGGCGTTGCTTTGACTGGTGCCAATGCTAAGTGACCTTTCCAACGTGCTACATCGTTGTCACGCTTGCCGCTTTCATTCGGTTGGTTAAGTACAATCTGCTTACGCTTGGCTTTATCGTCGCGATTAGCGGTTACTTGTACGTTGTTTTGCGGCTTCAACTCTTCAATGATGAAAGCCAGTAGCAAGTCG